AAGTATCACTAAAAGATAGATCATTTATAGTTAATATAATGGAACAGATTAAAGCAGATTCAGGTACTACAAATGATACTAGATCTCATGCACAATTAGAATTATTCTTTACAAATAAAGGAACAGGTAATGGATTAAAAACAATTAAAATTACCTGTGATGGTATTGGTATTGATTCACATTCTACAACAGGTCTTGAACCAAATGAGCCAGTATTTGAGGATATATCATGGCAAATTAAAAATGCAACAGTAGTTGCTCAAACTGCAACTACAAACGCTGAGCCAAAAGGTTCCTAAACACATATATAGACCTAGAAATATCTATGTATCATGGTAGATACAGAAACTATAAAATTAAAATTTGATGGTAAAGATGCTGAATTTGAAATAAAAGAACATTTATCATTTGGAGATGTTGAGTCACTTATGGATAAATGTGCAACTGTTGATGAAGAAACAGG